AAGGAAAGTGCAATTTTCTTCAGATATGACCCAGATAATATTAGTTTGTTCAAGTTTTTAATTATTCCGAATCAAGATACACCTTATAAATTTGGATGTTTTGTATTTGAAGCATATATCCCAAATGATTTTCCTAATTCACCACCACTGATTAATCATTCAACATCTAGGATTAACAAATTTCGTTTTAATCCTAACTTATATGATTGCGGTAAGGTATGTTTATCTTTACTAGGTACGTGGAGTGGTTCTGAATCTGAAAAATGGATTCCACCTAAAGCAGATGGTACTGGTTCAACATTATTTCAAGTTGTGATGAGTATTTATTCAATGGTGTTTAGTGAAGACCCATGGTTTAATGAACCAGGTCGAGAACGTGGTTTGGGTGATGCATCAAATAATAAAACAGCAATTGAATATAATCAGAATATTAGAAATGGAACGATTAAATATGCGATAATAAATCAATTAAAGTATCCTGAAAATGGGTTTGAAGATGTAATTAAAACTCATTTTAAGTTAAGAAAAGATGAAGTAAGTGAATATTTAAAAGAACAAAATGCAGATGTTAAGCAGTTTGAAAGTCTATTAACGTAGATAAGATTGCACAAATATGAATTTTTTCAATTGAACCTACTAATAAATTTCTTTCAATTGTAGCTAAATTTACAATACATTTATTTATTTTTGAATTTGTAATATAATTTTCTAATAAGTAATTTAATAATTTATTTAAAAAATCTGACATAGAAAAGTTTTCTACTAATCTTAATTTAGATAGTTCATCATACGATTCTTTTACATTATGCTTTTTAACATAATCTAAGATATACTTTATACTCGTTACTTGTAATCCAATTGATGAAAAATTATCCGATAAACTCATATTTTGTAACAAGTTAATACCCTTACGTAAATCACCATTGGAAGAAAAGATAATATTTTTTAATTGTTCTTTAGATAATTTAAGATTCTCATTTACTGAAATTTTAGTAATTGCTTCCGTCATAATCTTATCAGAAATCTTAGGAAAAATAATAACTAAACTTCTGGATAAAATAGCATCAATTAATCTTGATAAGTAATTACAAATTAAACAGAATCGGGTATTGAAAGTATATGTTTCAATGATTCGGCGTAATGCACCTTGAGCATCATCGGTCAAAGCATCTGCTTCATCAAGAATAACTAATTTATATTTAATATTAATTTCTGGTTTTTTGATAATTTGTAATTGACAGAATTCTTTGATTTGAGAACGAACAACAGAAATACCACGGTCATCAGATGCATTAAGTTCTAAAACATATTTACTTGCTTCACCTTTAAAATATTCATTGGCGATAGCAAAGATAGTGGATGTTTTACCAGTACCAGCAACACCATAGAATATCATGTGAGGTAAATAATCATTTGTCATTAGATCATTAATAAATTTGGTGATGGGAGGATGGAGAACATCGTTAATATTTTTAGGGCGATATTTTTCAACCCATGGTAGATTATCTCTATTAGATTGCATCTTATTAAGTTTATTAAATTTATATCTTTAATTATTAATAATCAATTTTATAAAGTAATTATATATATTAAAAAAATGGGTCAATATTACAAAGTAATTATATTAGCAGAAAAATCAGGTAAAAAAGAATTTATTCGTTTATCATTAAATCCTTCAAATTATAATAATGGTGTTAAATTAATGGAACATTCATATATAGATAATAATTTTGTTAGTGTAGTTGAAGATATAATTAGTTCTAATGGAATGTTTTATAAAAGTAGAATTGTATGGGCAGGAGATTATGCAGATAATGAACCTGATTCAGATAAAAATTTAAATAAGATGGTAAGAGCAGAATCATTTTTTCCGAATGTAAGTGAAAATAAATACACATATATTTTAAATCATACTAAGAAACAATATGTAGATAAATCTAAAATAAATATAATTCATCCATTACCATTATTAACAGCAGAAGGAAATGGAAGAGGAGGTGGTGATTATAGAGGATTAAATGAAAATTTAGTTGGTACATGGGCAAGAGATGTAATATCAGCTGATAATGAATTACCTACAGAATATGCAGAATTAATATGTAAATTTACAGAAAATTGAAAAATAATCTTCATATTTGGAATATTCATTTATACAAACTAAAATGCCTAACGATACACAGAAGATTCACGATGCAACTACCATGAATGAACTTAATAAGCTTGAAGAGAAAATTCAAAATAGTATTCATCATAAAAATAACGGTACGGATAAAGCACTACTTGAGATGATTAAGAATAAGAAGGAAACTATGAATGACAATACTTCTGATGAAGGTCGACTGTCTGTATTAGCAGATGCAGCGGCAGAAGCTCAGCCTCCTCCTGCTAAGCGAGCTAAGAATGATGACACATTAAAGAATTTGATTAATAAGAAAGCTAATGCTGAATATAATTATTACAAGAATAAGTCTGGTATGGAGATGCATGTTAAGTCACGTGCAGAACTTAAAAGTCATATGGATGGTTTTCTTATTAACGATGATGATGTCGGTGATGATATGCTAACAAGCCTTACGTTAGAGGTTGACAGGAGAATTCATGCTGTTAAAGATGTGAAGATGTATGCAGATTATTGGAATTTTACTTATATGATTAAGGAGTGTGAACTGGAGATGAAGAAGCATAAAAAGATTTATGATGAATCGGTTAAGGAGTTGTATGAGCATCAACAAAATTAACAATAATTATTTTATCATCATAATCAATAATTACTTTATAAAAATTGATATTTTCACTATTGAAGTTCTAAGATATAAAAAGTAAAAACTAATAAATACAAATGAGTAAACTTGCATATTTTACTAAAAAGACTGCCGCAGTTTCATACTGGGCTGGACACAAAGATGAACATTTATTCCAGATAGACAAAGAAGGTTCTAAAGGTTCTAAGCAATTTATTGTAGGAACGCTGGATAATATCTGGGAACTATTGAAGTCTGGTAAGAATTATTTGTATGAATCATGGGAGGATAATCCAATTCATTTTTCATTAGATATTGATGTGTCTAAAGAAGAAGATGTAACCTATGAAGATGTGTATATGAATGTACAACAGATTATTACTGGAGTATTACTTGCAGTGAATAATTCTGATATTGGTAATTTAACTATGAATGATATTGTAGTATTAGAGAATGAAAATCAATCAAAAGAGAAAGTAAGTAAATATTCTTTTCACGTTATCTTTCGTGGATTAGTGATGGAGAATTATATTGCTGCTGCTAAATTCTATGATAACTTGGAAGGAATTAATCTGATGGGTTGTGATAAGAGTATTTATCGTAAGACTTGTTTACGCACATGTTTTTCAAAGAAGATTACTAAGAATCAAACACTTGTACCATTAGTAATGGAGATTGGTAAGAAGAAGACTGATAACGAGAATAATTATTCATCATTAAAAGAATTTTGGAAGAGTACATTAATTTGCAATGTGAAAGATTATGATATTGTATATGAAGCTGAAGAGAAAGAAGAAGTATTAGAACAAGATTCACCTAAAGAAGGTATACCAGTAGATGTTGCACATTTAGAAAAAATTATTATGCAATTACCGAATAAATATTTTGATGAATATTTTTATTGGTCTAAAATTGGTATGATATTACATAATTCTATTGGAGATCAGAATCAGTTATTTGAATTATTTCATAAATTTAGTATGCAATCAAGATTAAAGTACAAAGATAAATCGGATACATTAAAACATTGGAAGAGTTTCAAAGATAATCGTAAGAATAAGATTAGTGTTGGAACATTATTTATGTGGTGTAAAGAAGAGAAGATTAGTTTTACCACACAGAAAACAATGGATACAATAGTATCTGAATATCCAGAGAGAAAATTAGTTATTTCACAGAATTATAAAGAAATTAATACGAGATATGTGCCGATTAAGGAGATGAAGAAATTTTTGGAAGGAAAATTATGTGGTATTCAAAGTGAAAAGGGTACAGGTAAAACTACATCATTATTCAAGTATTTATTTGATGAAGGTAATATGTCATTAGAAGATAGTGTATTATTTATTAGTAGTCGACGAACTTTTGGTATTAAATTATTGGGAGATATTAAGAAATTTGGATTCAAATTATATTCGGATGTAAAAGAATCTTATATTGAGCATGATAGAATGATTTGTCAAATTGATTCGTTATTACGTTTATCTCATGATAAATTTAAGTATGTTATTATTGATGAATGTGAGAGTTTGATGAGATATTTAACGTCGAGTCATTTTACGAAGAATGTAAAAGCGCAATCTATTGTAAGTAGTTTTGAATGTAAGATACAAGAAGCAGAAAAAGTGATTATTATGGATGCTGATTTATCAGATAGAAGTATTAATTATTTCAAGAAATTAATGAATGTAGAAAGTAAAGATATTAATATTATTCTGAATAAATTTCAGCCATATAATGAATATATAATTAGTCATATGGGAATGGCTACATGGCTAAAAGTATTAATTGATAAAATTGGAGATAAAAAGAAAATAGTAATTCCGATGGCATCGAACAATCAAGCAAAAGATGTTAAACGTCTGATAGAAAATAAATGTCCAGGATTAAAAATATTATTAATTCATCGTGAAACTGCAGATACTGATAAAATGGATCAAGTATTAAATGTAAATGAAAAATGGAGTAGTTATGATATTGTAATTTATACACCATCTGTTTGTATGGGTATATCATTTGATGAAGATTATTTTGACCATATTTTTGCATATGGATGTGAGAATTCATTAGGTTCTCAAGAATTTTGTCAGATGTTACATCGTGTGCGTAGTCCTAAAGATAAAACAATTTATTTGGCATTAGATAGATATTGTGAATATGAGGCAGACAGACATAATTTAGATAATGAGAAAGTAAGTGAATTAGTATGTTACGATTATTATTTAACATTTTTCAATAGTCATAATAATTTAATTCCAAAGAAGTATGTACCAAATACAAAGCCAGATGCAATTTCTAAATTATTAGAAGGATCAGGAGGAAGTATAGTTATATTAAAAGAAGATGTAGAAGATAGTAAAACAGAATATATTTTACAGAAGAAATTTGTCTATCCATACAAAGACGAACCAATTTATGATGTATATATTAGTAATACGCAAGAATTAATTGGAGACAGATTAAATTTTGCGAATCAATTATTTGGATATTTCAAGATGAAGGGATATAAAATCGAGAAACATGAATGGGAAGATGGTGAAATTATTAAGAATGAAATTAAAGAAATCCGTGAACTTAGAAAGGAAGAAGAAATGTCGAAAGAGATTGATGGAATATATAATGCACCAGATATTACAGATGAAGAGTTTAAAGAGCTTATGGGAAAGAGGCCAGAAGATTTATCAAATGAAGAAATGAGTAAGATTAAGAAGAGAAATTTTAAGAAATGTTATGTATTAGATTCAGTGAATAAAGAAATCTTAACAAATTACAAAGAAATTTCAACGATGAAACATTATCATAATTTAAGTGTTATATTACCAGATAATAATAAGACAATTGAGCAGAGATTAGAAGATATTAGATTAGAGAGAGTGAATAATCAATATTTGATGAATGCGTATTCAGATTTGACGACAAAGAATGCATATACCAAACATCAATGGGCAATTAAGTTTATTAAAGACTTAGGATTTAGTTTGATTGATATGGGAAATAAATTACCGACAATTACAATGGAAGAGAAAGTAACTGATGAATTTATAAATGAGATTGAAAAGAATAAAGAATATTTTGTAGTCAAGTATGGTGTATCATTTCCAAAGAAGAATTTGAAAGATATGAATTTAGCGAATAAATTAAAGTTTATTAGTAAGATATTGGAGTCGCAGTATGGTATTGAAATTACGAAAGATTCAGCGAAAAATTATTATTTGACCGACCATAATAAATGGGATCAATTATATGAATTCAGAACAAAGCAATCGCCAATTAATATTAAATTGACAGATAAGATAGTGAAGAAAGAAACAACATCTGTTAATATTGACCAATCATGGTTTGAAGAATAATTTTTTTTAAAAATTGAAAAATTAATTATTATTTGTAAGTATATAATAATTAAAAAAATGGACTCAACTCCACAAACAAAAAAGCAGAAAATTAACAAGACTAAAAATGATGCAGAATATAAACGTGCAGGAAAAGGATCACGTGCAATTATAAAGAATATTAGTAAAAGTCAAGAGAGGAATAAATAATTTAATTCATTTTAGGTTCTTCCATACCGAAATGTTTTTTTAAGTAAGCATTGACGAAGTGATGAACAATTACGAAAACAACAGCATGTACACCAGCAACTACATATTTATTATCAGAAGGGTAGGTAAAGAGAATACCAGGAACGCAGAGGAAGAAAACGAGGCCACAGATATAGTTAATCCACATTATATATATTATTCCTATATTTTTTTTATTTATAAATTGGACATAGATGTAATAAAAGTAATTAAAGTAATTAATGTAAAACCCCATGCTGTATCACGTAATGTTATATCATAAGAATAGTCAGGGTAGATTGAATAGTTAGTAAAATTATAAACTCCATACATACCAATACCTAGAGCTAAACCACGTAAATATTTATTTTCAAATGGTTCTTGTACTACATAATAATAAGCAACACCGATACATGTCCAAGCTATTAAAGCTGGTACT